TGTGTTTCAAAACGCATTTATAGAGTCTGCTAAACAAAAAGCAGATGAAGTCTTAAATAATCCAGAGGAGGATCAAGATGACAATACTTAATATATTAATGTGGGTAACTGCAATTATATCTATAGCTTCTGTTATAGCCGCAATTACACCTACACCTAAAGACGACCATTGGTTTAGTTACATATACAAAGTAATTGATTGGTGTGCGTTAAATGTTTTAAAAGCCAAGGATAAAGGATGAGTTGGCTAGAAAAAATGTGGAGCAAAGTTACTGGTACTGAAAAAGTAAAAGTAAGAGCTAGAAATAAAAAAGGACACTATGTAGCTGACGACAAATCTACACCAGATGTAAATGAAGCTTGGACTACCAAAAGGGTTAAAAAATCTAAAGAGTCATAATGGCTAAATCACCTGATGCGTTTGTTTATAACGCTACATTAGAACGAATTGTAGATGGTGACACATTTGATTGCTGTCTTGATCTTGGGTTTGATGTAAAGCTACATAAACAGCGTGTAAGACTTGCAGGTATAGACACACCTGAAAGCAGGACTAGAGATAAAGCTGAAAAGGTTTTAGGCCTTGCTGCAAAAGCAAGACTTAAAGAACTTTGTATTGGTAATATAAAAGTGAAATCATTAGGTAAAGGCAAGTATGGTCGTATTTTAGGCATACCTTATACAGAAGACGGTAGAGATATATGTGATGTACTCATAAAAGAAGGTCATGCCGTAGAATATAATGGAGGCAAAAAGAAAAAAGTTTGGGGTGACTTTTAATGGAATCAGCCGTAACTTTGATTCAAGAGGTTGGATTTCCTATTGCAGCGGCATTAGGTCTTGGTTGGTTTATTTATAAACTTATCATGCGTATTGTAGATGGTATGGAGACTAAACTTGATACCGTAGATGAAAAAGTAGAAAGTCAAATAGCTGCACTAGAAGAAAGACTTGGCACAAAACTTGATTCACAACACGGTATTTTGGTAGCATTAATAGATAGAGTCCGTAGCTTAGATAATGAAATTATAAGACAAGACACTCTAGTAAAAACTATTCTAGGAGTACCGCAACTTATAGATAGTAATAAAATAGCAAAAGCAAATAGAGATGACCAAAGAAAAGACTGACAATATTTGGATTTATAGAATAGCAGGCTTGCTTTGTATTTTCTTTTTTCTTGTAGTTTTAACAAATCCTTTATGGGCTGATACTATTACACATAAATTTAAGTCACCAAGCTTTAATGGTGTAGGAACATCTAGTCATTACCTTACAATAGAAAACCAACAATATACTCGTAAGCTTACGATCAAAGAAGAAATAAAAGCATTACAAGATGAGATCAAAAGAGAAAAAGAAAACTCTACTCTTGCAAGATTTATGCGTAATCTTGAATCTAGGGTTTACGCAGAATTATCAAGACAGTTAGTAAATAACTTATTCGGAGAAACACCGCAAAGCGAAGGTGTCATCACTTTAGAGGGGAATACTATCGAGTACACAAGTGATGGTGTAACATTAACCCTAAAAATAACCGAGGCGGATGGAACAATTACCGAAATCGTCATACCTATTGGTACTTTTACTTTCTAGTTGTTCTATATTTGATCAATTTGAAGATACATACGAACAAAGGTTTTCTAAAGACGTAGCAACAATACAAGACCTGCAATCAGCAGAACTTAAAAATGTGCCTATACCAAAGGTTAGTCCTGTAGTTGCTGTATATCCTACATCATTTACAGATCAAACAGGACAACGTAAAAGCAATAGCGAGTTTGCTTTATTTAGCACGGCTATAACACAACAACCAAATGCCTTACTAATTAGAGCTTTAAAACACGCGGGGGACGGCAAGTTTTTTAGGGTTGTAGAAAGGGTGGGATTAGACAATCTTACAAAAGAAAGACAGCTTATAAGATCAGCAAGAGAACAATCGACTAACGAGGAAGAAAAAAAGAAAGCACTAAGACCTTTGTTGTTCGCAGGTATTTTAATAGAAGGTGCTGTTATATCTTACGAGGTAAACCTTGAAAGCGGTGGAGCAGGAGCCAGGTACTTAGGCATAGGCAAAAGTGTTATGTATAGAGAAGATAACATAACAATTAGTATGCGTATGGTATCGGTTGCTACAGGTGAGGTATTATTAGAGGTGCTAAGTCAAAAAACAATATTTAGTTACGGCAAGTCTGAAGATGTATTTAGGTTTGTTGAAGCTGAAAGCGAGCTAGTAGAAATAGAACTAGGCAACGCAAGAAATGAATCATCAACCATAGCTTTGATGAAAGCTATAGAAGGAGGTGTGCTAGAAATCATAAATACTGGTTATGATCGTGGTTTCTGGATTTTACAAAATAATAACCAAGGAGTAGAATTAAATAATGAAATTAAAATTGATAAGCCTGATTGTGATGATGAGTGCGTTGACGACATACGCGGCTGACAACGAGATATATGTAGATCAATCTGGTACTGGAGCTAATATAGACCTAGAGCAACTAGGTATTTCTAATATTATAGGTGGATTAAATTCAACTGCTGGAGATCTAAATCCTTTTGATTTAGATGGTAACAGTATGACGCTTGATATAAACATGATAGGTGCAACTAATAAGTTTCTTGGTGATATATTTGCTGATAACTTTACTGGCTTTTATGAGTTTGATGGCGGCACTAACACCTTTACCATTCAAGTTGACCCTACAGATACCTATAGTGCTGATGGATCCAATCAATATGTAGATGTTACAGGTAGCGGAAACACCTTTACTTTAAATCAAGGCACTACAGCATTAGCAGCTTCTCTTGATTTAGACTGGATAATAAACGGTTCTAATAACACAGTAACATCAAACATTAATATAGATGGTGCTACTAATTATATGGATATAGACGGCTCAGATAATACAGTTACTTATACAGGTACAGGAGTTACAGCGTCAGCAGGTGGATATTTCTATCTTGATCACACAGGTGGCTCAAGAACTTTTAATATTTCACAACTAAGCACACAAGATAATGACTGGCTTAAAATTATATCCGTTTCTGGCACTGCTGCTTCTACCGTTTGTGTTGTTCAAAACGACCAAGGTACAAGCACAAGCTGTTGATATTGGAGATATATCTGAACTAAACGGTACGGCTCAAATTGTCAGAGACAAGCCTTATGATGCAAATTTAAGGTTTGCTATTCAAAGTAATGATGAAGCCATAACTAAAGATGGCCGTATGGCTATTACTTTTCTTGATGATTCTACTGTAAAACTTACAGAACATAGTCAGCTACTTATTGACGAGTACATATATGATCCAGACCCAAGTAAAGCAAAAATGGCTCTTACTTTTGGCCTTGGTACAGCTAGGTTTATTACAGGCAATCTAAACCGTATAGACAAACAAAACATCACTCTTAAAACACCAACAGCTAACATAGCAATACGTGGGACTGATTTTACAGCTACAGTTGATGAACTAGGGCGTAGCCTTATAATTTTGCTACCAGACGCTCTAGGGCTCTCTAGTGGCGAAATAGAGGTAGTTACTGCTATGGGCACCGTTATACTAAACAAACCCTACGAAGCCACTACAGTTAGCGTATTTGAGTCTGCTCCAACCAAACCTGTAATTTTAGACTTAACACTTGATGTAATAGATAACATGCTTATTGTTACACCACCTAAAGAAGAAGTGTTAGTAGAAGAAGAAACCACTACCACGCAAGCAGATAGTGTATTAGATTTTAATGATCTTGATATAGATTATCTTGCAGAAGATTATTTAAAAGAAGATAGTCTTGAGTTTACAGAGTTAGATATAAATTATCTTGATGTAAATTATTTGGAAGATTTATTAAACGTGTTAGATGCACTAGCAATAGATGAAGAAGAAGATGTGCTAGCTCAAGCTACAAGTACGCAAATAGCAGGCACTTTATTAGGCAAAGATCCTGACACACAAATAACAACATTTATAACAGGAAATGTAGTAAGTCTACGTAGACAGGTTAATGAAAGTGTTAGAGTTGATCTTAATGGTAGTAATGCCTATACGGTAATTTTGATTCAAGACGGAGTTTCTAATATAATTAAAATTAACGGAGGGAGTGACAGCATTATTACTATCACTCAAAGTGATTAAATGAAGCGATTAATATTACCATTACTTATATTACTAAGTTTACCTTTGATATTTCAATCTACTCCTACAGAAATACTTAAACTAAAAACTTTTGACAATTTTATTGTAACACCTGAGCCATCAGGAAATTTTGTAATACTTAACATTACAGAAGAAGATTTAGAAACAGAGGGTGGTTGGCCTTTACCCAGACAAAGATTAGCAGAAATACAAGTAGATCTTTTAAATAAAGGTGCTATAGGTGTTGGATGGGTAATAAGCTTTCCACAGCCTGATCGTATGGGTGGAGATGAAATGTTTGCTGCATCACTAGATTATGCCCCATCAGTAATTGCTATGTTTGAAGACGGCAAAGGAAATTATCCTCCAAGTCCAGGAACAGTTGTACTAGGCAATACAAATGGTGGTATAATAACAACGGGAGTGAAGGAAAACCTACCTCTATTATCCAACTATTCATTACAAGGGTTGGCCGTTGCTCCCACAGATATCGATTTACTTGTAAGAAGAATACCTCTTTTAGTTAAAACACCTAATAACGAATGGATACCCAGTTTTGGTACACAAATATATAAAGCTTTATTTGATGTTAAAACTTACATTATAAAAACTAATGATAATGGTATATCAGAAATATCAATAAGAGGAATACCACCTGTAAAAACAGATAGCCTAGGTAGAAAGTGGATTAGTTGGGTAGATACACCACAAACAAACCTTTCTGAAATGGATGTATTTGGTAAATTTGTTTTTGTTGGAGTTACTGCTAACGGAGTCATGCCGCAAATTGCTACGCCCTCTAATGCAGGGTTGCTAGAACCGCACAAAATACAAGCAGCTTTAGCTGAGTCCATACTAATTGAAAATAGTCCCTATATACCAGAGTGGTCGTTAGTAGTTGAATTACTTATTTTATTAGTTTTTGTAACTTTAGTATGGTTTGCTTTGCATTATTTTGGAATTACTTTAGGCATAATATCTGCTTTAGTCTTAATGATAATTACTGGATCAGGTGGTATTTATTTTATTCAACAAGGTACATTAATTGACGTATCTTGGACAATAATATCTGAATTTATAGCAGGCTCTACAGCTTTTTACTTACGTTTTAGACAACAATATAAATTAAGAAAACAAATAAAAAAACAATTTGAACACTATTTAGATCCAAGACAAGTTAAACATTTACAAGATAATCCAGACTCTTTAGTGTTGGGTGGAGAACGCAGATATTGTACTTTTCTATTTACAGATGTACGTGGTTTTACAGCATTATCTGAAAAACTAGAGCCAGAAGAGGTAACTAAAATTATGAATAAGGTGCTTACTATACAAGCAGATACAGTTAAATTTTATGACGGTATGGTGGATAAATACATAGGTGACGCTATGATGGCGATATTTAATGCACCAGTTGATGTACCAGATCACGAAACAGCAGCGGTATTGTGTGCTAAAGAAATCCAAGATAAAGTAAAAATGGCTAATTTAGGAGTTGAAATAGGAGTTGGTATTAATACTGGATATGCCGTAGTAGGTAATATGGGTAGTGATACAAGATTTGATTATTCTGCTATTGGTGATGCAGTAAACTTAGCTGCAAGGCTTGAAAGCTCGACAAAGGAAGTTGGAGAAGATATTGTAATAGGTTATGATACTATTAAATCTAGTTCATTTAGCGACCAAATTATGTTAAAAGAGCTGGATAGTATTTTTGTTAAAGGCAAGAAAAAACCGATAAAAATATATACATTACAAAATGGTTAATAAAAAAATGACAGTGAATGATGTAGCAGAAAGACTTACAAAGTTAGAAACAATATCACATGAGCGTTGGAAGACTGCATTTAATGAGTTTTCTGATATAAAACAAGAAATAACCTATATTAATTCAACCATGAAAGCAGCCACCTTTGGCGTATTTGGCTTTCTTGGTGCTATTGGTATAGCTGTATTAACGAGTATACTAATATGAAAGGATTACTTAAAAATATAGTTGGTGCTGTGGCTCCGACATTAGGTTCAGCTATGGGCGGTCCGTTAGGCAATATGGCTATGGGTAAAATAGCTGAAGTATTAGGTGTATCTAACGATCAAAAATCTATACAACAAGCCATGCAAAGTGCTACACCAGAGCAAATGTTAGAACTTAAAAAAGCTGAACAAGAGTTTGAAGTGCAAATGAAGGAGCTTGATGTTGATGTTTTTAAATTAGAAACACAAGACAAACAACATGCTAGAGGCATGTTTAGCAAAGACTGGACCGCAAGGATTATCGGTCTATTTACTATTGGTGGGTTCCTTGGTTATATATTTTTAGTTACCTTGCAGCCACCAGAACAAAACTCAGAAGCATTAATAAACCTAGTTTTAGGTTATTTAGGAGGACTTGCAAGTGCCATTATTTCGTTTTATTTCGGAGCATCTCATACAAACGACAAAGGAGAGTAAGATGAAAATATCTCAAGAAGGTTTATCTTTAATAAAAAAATTTGAAGGTTGCGAGCTTGAGGCCTACAAATGTGCAGCAGGAGTTTGGACTATAGGATATGGCTCAACGAAAGGTGTGAAAGAAGGAGATACCATAACTCAAGATGGAGCAGACAAATTGTTAGCTGAAGAAATGCAAGAATATGAAGGATACATAAATGATATGGTCACTTCTGATTTAAAACAAAATGAATTTGATGCTTTGGTATCGTGGGTGTTTAATCTTGGACCTAGTAACTTATCTTCAAGCACTTTGTTAAATAGATTAAACAACAAAATGTGGGATGATGTGCCGAATCAAATAAAGCGTTGGAACAAAGCTGGTGGTGAAGTTTTACAAGGCCTAGTAAGAAGAAGAGAAGCTGAAGCTTTGCTATTTGAAGGCAAAGAATGGCATGAGGTTTAACTATGCCCTTAAAAAAAACAGTATTTAGACCAGGCATAAACAGAGAGGGTACTGCTTATGATAATGAGGGTGGCTGGTTTGATTGTAATTTAGTTCGTTTTCGTAAAGGTAGACCAGAAAAATTTGGTGGTTGGGAAAAACTTAGTTCTGCCACATACGAGGGTACTGCAAGAGCATTACATGGTTGGATCTCATTAGGCGGAACCAAGTATTTAGGTTTAGGCACACATTTAAAATATTATATTGAAAGTGGTACGGTATTTAATGATATAACGCCTATCAGATCAACCACATCAGCAGGAGATGTAACTTTTTCAGCTAGTAATGGTGATACAACTTTAACCGTTACAGATACATCACACGGCGCAGTACAAAATGATTTTGTTACATTTAGTGGTGCATCTAGTTTAGGTGGCAACATTACAGCTGCAGTTTTAAATCAAGAGTATCAAATAGCCACTATAGTAAATGCTAATAGTTATACTATAGAAGCAAAAGACACTTCAGGATCGACTGTGACAGCAAACGCTAGTGACAGCGGTAATGGTGGATCTTCTGTTGTTGGAACATACCAAATAAATGTAGGTTTAGATGTTTATGTTCCTGGTACTGGGTGGGGCATCAACGGTTGGGGTGAGGGTACTTTTGGTAGCTCTTCTTCTTTAAGTAGTACAAATCAGTTGCGTTTATGGACGCATGATAATTTTGGCGAAGATTTAATTATCAACGCCAGAAATGGCGGCATCTATAAATGGACAGAAAATAACGGTGTATCTACTAGGGCAGTAGAATTATCTGGTATCTCAGGAGCGAACTTAGTTCCAACTGTAGGTCTACAAGTTATAACATCAGAGGTTGACAGACATCTAATTGTATTAGGAGCAGATCCTATATCTGGCACAAGTAGAACTGGGACTATTGATCCTATGTTAATAGTTTTTAGCGATCAAGAAAATGAGCTTGAATTTGAACCACTATCAACTAATACAGCAGGATCTTTACGATTATCTTCTGGGTCATCAATTATTGGAGCGGTTAAATCAAGACAAGAAATATTAGTTTGGACTGATACTGCTTTGTATAGTATGCAGTTTATTGGACCACCTTTTACCTTTGCAATAAATTTAATTAATGAAGGTACAGGCTTGGTTGGTCCAAATGCTGCAATAACAGCACCTTCAGCTGTATTTTTTATGAGTTACAACAGTTTTTATGCATACAACGGCACAGTTCAAACATTACCTTGCTCTGTACAAAACTATGTATTTAATGATATTAATCTTACACAATCGTTTAAAATTCATGCTTTTTCTATAAAAGATAAAAACGAAGTAGGCTGGTTTTATTGTTCTAGTAGCTCTGATGAAATTGATAGATATGTTATTTACAATTATGCAGAACAATTATGGTTTTATGGTCAATTGGTTAGAACAGCCTGGCTAGATTCTGGTATAGAAAATTATCCAAGAGCAGTTAATGGAGGTCTTTTATATAAACATGAAAGTGGTTTTAATGATGACGGATCGCCTATGACTGGTGTATTTATAGAGAGCTCTGACTTTGATTTAGACGATGGAGAAAAGTTTGCTTTTGCAAGAAGAATAATACCTGACTTTAAATTTATAGAGGATTCTAATAATGGAAGCATAAATGTAGTTGTAAAAACAAGAAACTTTCCAGGAGATTCTTTAACCACAAACTCAACAAATGAAATATCTAGCACAACACAACAATCACATATACGTGCCAGAGCAAGACAAATGGCATTACGTATTGAAAGTAATGATGATGCAACAAATGACGGCAATTTATCAATAGGATGGCGTTTAGGAGCTACAAGAATTGACATAAAATCAGACGGTAAAAGATGAGTAAGCTACTGCCAACTCAGCTACCTATAGCGCAAAACGAGGTAGATCCTGGTACATTTAATCGTTTAGTCAGATTATTAGAGATAAATTTAGGGGTGGTAGACCTAGACAATACGCGTCAAGTAAGCGAAAATGAGCTGAATACTATAAATTTTAATGCTGGTAGTATTATTTGGAATACAACATTAGAAGTATTACAAGTATATACAGGCAATAAATGGGTAGATATTGGTACAAGACTTGTAGATGATGGTTTGCAAGCAACAAGTGCAGTAGGTAAGGTTACGGTAAGAAACAACGGAGCCACATCTATAAAACTTGCTAATTTTGGTAAATAATAGATACTTTAAGTATCTACAAATAACTTAGTAAAAAGCTATGGAATATAACGTACAAAAATTAGCAGATATGGGCAGATTCGAGGACGATCAACTAGCTCATGTTGCAACAGGTGAAATGATCGTACCCCCAGTAATATCGCCAAATACAAGAATGATGATTGAGCAAGACATGCTAAATCAAGGTATGGACCCAAATCAATATATCGTAGGCGGTAATCCCTCAATAAATCCAAGAACAGGCCTACAAGAATTTTTTATAAAGAAACTATTTAAAAAAATAAAAAAAGTAGTTAAAAAAGTAGCACCTGTAGCAGCTATAGGTTTAGGTGTTGCTGGTTTTGCTGGCGCAGGTCCTCTAGGTAAATTTTTAGGAAAAGGTGCTGCAAAAGCAACATCTGGTAAAATATTTGGAGCTGGTGGTAAATTTAGGGCTGGTCTAGGTGGATTTTTTAATCCAGCGAAAGGCACACCTGGTATTTTTGGTGGAAAAATTGGTCCAGGCATAAGAAGAGGTCTGGGTGTTATGTTTAGACCAGGCCAGCAATTACAACAAGTCACAGCTAAAACTGGCGAGTTTGGTGAACCTGTTTACACTTTTGATGATGGGACAGAGGTGTCTGCCGCACAATTACAAGAAATGGGATATACATTTGATGCTAGTGGAAATCCAATAGCACCAACACAAACAACAGGTGAAACAGGAACTTTTGGAGGCACACTTGGGCCAAGATTAAGAAAAACATTTTTAGGTGACGCTAATACATCAGGTAGTTTTTTTGGAAGAAAAACACCAGATTCTATAAAGGGTATTGAGGATAAAATTAAAGGCGTAGAAAATAAAGGTCTTATGGGACTAGCTGCTTTATTTGGTTTAGCAACTAAAAGAGCCGCAGAAAAAACAGAAGGTGGTTTACGTGATATACGGTTATCTACTAGACCAGATCTTATGCCACAACAAGTATTCCAAGGCTTTGATACTGGTGTAAGACCAGGTATGTCTTATGGTGGTGCTTTAGGATACCGACTAGGCATGTCTTATGGAGGTCCTATGGATGAA